TCTTACCTATATACGCCATTAATTATCCTTTTGGATTATTATCCTTGATTGTTTGTATTCTTGTTTTCCAAGCTTCAATGTCATGGTAGATTTCATCTAGCTGTTCGCCAATATCACCATAAGCAGCTTTTCTTGTTGCATCTACTTGAGCATTACTCTCAGCAGTATTTGCAACTGTTTCATAAGATGCTAGTTGTTCGTCAGTTGGTTGTGCAATATCTAAATTCCATTCAGCTATATACGCACCTTGACCATTACTGTCGTCTTGCAACTTAACATCATTTAAGAAATCTACATTACTAACTCCATTAGCTTCGCAGTATGATTTTATTTTTGTACTTAGTTGTGCCATAGTTTTACCTCCTTAATTTTATGTTAATACTTTAAATCCTTGAAAATAATTAAATGGTTTAGCTGCATTTACTGATGATGCAGGAACTTCTATAGCTGATCCATTTGAAGTATCTGATCTTAAATAAACTTCAAAGTAATCTGTTGCATTATGATCTACAATTAAATTAGAAGTAATCCATATTTGTCCAGTATCATTTGCTGGATTATCTGTAGCATTAGTTAATGAAGATCCATTTTTATAAAATAAAACTCTTACAAATTGCATATTTGAACCACTACTATAAAAACTCATACCAGTTGAAATAAAACTTTTTCCTACAAATCCTGGAGTATATCTTGATGTGCTAGTATCATACACACTACCTACATCAACAAATTCTGTATCAAATGTTCCTTTAGTATCTGTTGCGTCATTTATTGTAATACCAGATCCAGTGTAAGCTGCCATAAAACAAGGAGAGTTTTTTTCACCAGCACCAGTTACAGTTCCTGTGAAATCGTAGTTGTCAGCTAAGTTCAACGATTCCGATTGTATCTTAGTAATAGCCATTAGTTAATCTCCTTCGTTAAACTTAGAATCTTTTCTTTACTTGCTTTAGCAAGTGAAGCTAGGTTAAGACTTTCAGATTGTATTTTTGTTATTGCCATCTTATGTATCTCCTAATCTTATAAATGTTGCATAAGTTGCATTTGATGTACTTTCAGCATAAACACTTGTGCTAGAAGCAGTAGTATATACTGTAAATTTTACTTTATGAGTGCTTGTATTTGTGCAATCAAAATGACAACCAACATTTAAGTTTGTGTAATCAGTTCCACCAACATCTGCTAATCCTTGTTCAGCAGTTGCTAATTGATCATAAGCACTATTATCAGGTGTTCCAAATATTCTAACACTAACATAGTGAGCAGATGCAGCACTAAAAAAAGCATTAAATCTAATTTGATAAATTCCAGTTTCTGGAAAAGTAAAAATACCAGAACTTTGCGACATTCCGCTTCCTATATATCCAGATTGAGTTGCATCATCTGCTCTTTCCCAATTTGAAGTTAAATCAGTATTTGTGTTTGTACTAGGTATTGAAAAAGTATTTTTTAATCTCCAAAGATCAGCTTGTGTAATTCCAGTTTTTAAATAACTAAAATCTACTCTCTTTAATGTTCCAGCATCAGAAATTAATAGCTCATCTGTATCTGCTGGTGTTGCACCTAAAGCAGTTTGACCAGTAATTAAATCAGCAGAAACTTGAGAACTACCTACTGATGAGTTTGGAGGATTTACTGTTTGAACAGCTTTACCTAAAAACACACAGTACATATCATCTGATGCAGATGTAGCACTTGTTAAAGTTAAACTTGTACCACTTGCAGAATATGCAGTAGTAGGTTCTTGTCTTACAAAGTTAATAAATAATGCTAACTCATTTGCATTAGCAACTGGATTATCTAATGTGTAAGATGTAGTCGCACTTGTAGTGAAGTCTTGCTTAGCAAAACTTGTATAACTTAATGCTGGTTGGTTTCCTATAAACGGCATTAATCTCCTATGTACTTATTGCATCTACAGTTGATACCCAAACATCTAAAGATGAAGCTGTGTCTGATATTACTTTTAAAGCATCATTATTTTGAACTACAAACTTTGCTCCACCATCTAAAACCTGCAAAGCCGATCCACTTGGTATTGGTGCGTCTTTAACTAAGTAAATATCGTTTGAACCATCATTTATATATACAGATGCTACAACAGCAGATGTTGTTACATTTGAAACTGATATACCAACTACTGTATCATAACTGTCAGCAGTAAATAAAGTTGCTGCTGATGTACCTACATCATTGCTTGTGTATCTTCTAAAATTTTGTGCCATTTTTTCTCCTTAAAGTGCTATTGCCATAGCGATTGCAAATCCAGCTGAAGCTGCATCTATGTTTGTTAATTGACTACCATCTACAGCAGGTAATTTTGCAGAACCATCAAGTTGTACCACATTGTTTGCAGAAGTTCCAACATTTAATGTGGATGAAGTTCCTAATCCTGTAATTTTAGTATTAGCAATAGAATTAACTGCTAGTGTAATTGTACCTGATGAAGTAATTGGTGAGTTTGCTACTGTAAATTCTGAAGAACCTGAATCAGCTACTCCTACTGAAGTTACTGTTCCAACATTAGATGGGGTAATAACAGTATAGGTAATATTGGTTGAACCTACTGAGCCTGTGTTATCAGTAGTACATAAAAATATTTTATTATCATTTGTTGAACCTTGATTAACTACAACCATTCCACCAGAAAGTTCAGCAATACTATCATGTTCAGGATCTCTTGATGCAGCACCACTTGATACTGCTAAGTACAATCCATTTTCTGTAGCATCTGTTTGATCTTTTAATAAAACTCTATCTCCAGCAACTAAGGTAACACCATCAATAGAATCTCCTGCCTCTAAACCATTTGTTATATTTACATTTCCTGTAGAGGCACATTCAGCTATCGTTCTTGTTCTTAGTCCTGCAACAGCTTGATCCACATAATTTTTAGTAGCTGCATCTGAACTAGCAGATGGAGATCCAAGTCCTGTTACAGCTCCACCAGATATTGAAACATTGTTTGCATCTTGAATTGCAATAGTTCCTAAACCTAAATTAGTTCTAGCAGTTGAAGCTGCTCCTAAGTCTGATAAATTATTTGATGCAGTTAGTTTAGCATCTAATTGAGTTTGTATTGCAGATGATACACCATTTAGATAACCAAATTCTGTATTTGATATTGTACCATCATGTATTTTAGTTGCATCTATTGCAGCACTAGCATTTACATCTGCATTAACAATAGAACCATCTACTATTTTTGCACTTGTAACTGAGTTGTCTGCTAATTTAGCAGTTGTAATTTGTGAGTCTGCTATGTGAGCTGTATCTATAGATCCATCAACATATTGTTCACTATCAATTGAGTCGTCAGCAATTTTAGCATTTGTAATTGCATCCGCAGCAATTTTAGCTGTTGTTACATTTGCATCTGTAATTTTAACAGTTGTTACCGAATCGGTTGCAAGTTTTGCATCTGTTATTTGTGAGTCAGCAATATGTGCAGTATCAATACTACCATCCACATAATGCTCTGAGTTTATACTGTCATCTGCTATCTTTGAACCATTAACAGCATCTGCTGCAATCTTAGCAGTCGTAACTGCACCATCAGCGATATTAGATGTTCCAATAATTTCTGTAGGAATAGATGAATTTGTTTTTGTAAGTATTGCAAGATAAACTGATAAAGTTTCATTTGCTAATGATCCACTATCCCATGTTACATTGACAGTTGTGTTTGTAGAAAAAGATGAACTAGCAATGACTCCATATCTAAATGCAGCTGTAGTTGCTAAATAAATTTTTATTCTTCTACCTGCATGATATTCTGAAGTTACATCAGCACCATTAATTGTAAAAGAAGTTCCACTTACATAAGCTGCTGTGTAAGAACCTGAACCATCACCATATTCTACCCATTGTGCATCATTGTAAAAATCTCTTGTGTTCTTCATCAATGCTCTGATTGCATTGTTTAGATTAGAAGGTAGCATTCCCTCCGCAGTAGAAATACCATTTAGTGAAGTGTTATTTGCTTGTGTTGTTGAATAATCTTTTATTCCTGCCATATTAATCTCCTATAAACCATGAGAAAGCCTTGTCGCTTTCTTTGTTTCTATCATTTATTAATGTATTGATAGCTTCTTCAATTTGTCTTTGAAAGAACTCTTGTGTTTCAAAACTATATCTAACATTATCTATATCAGTTTTTTCTGTCATCTCAAACCAATTCTTGAAGCAATTACATCAACACCTTGAGCATGAGTCCAAACTGATCCAGATGGTGTTATTACTTTAATTTTAAAATATCTACCAGACTGTCTTACTGGATTATCTCCACTTGTAACCATTGTTGAAGATGTAGATTCGGTAGCTGTATCAGCTAATCGTTCTTTACTTTTAATAGTTACTGTAGATGTAGCATCCACAATTGGCCTGACATTAGTTATACTACTTCTGTGTCCTGGAAACAACTCCATTTCTCTAGTTTCTATAGTACCTTCATTTTCAGTACCAGAGAAAATAGCTGCTTTAAAATTATTATCTATTGCACCTAAATATCTTTGTCCACCATTCCAAAAATCAGTATCTAATGCAATATTAATATTATCTAAGTTTTCAGAAATAATATCCATTAATTCTACAGTATAAGCACCAACGAATTGTGAGAATATAGAACTAGCACTAGCATCTGCTGTACTCCATTTTTG